AAGACCCTCCAGGTCATCATGAGCGTGCGTCGTAACTACCAACACAAGGCTTTCACAACCGCGAACCTTGATGCACTTCGTGACGAGACGTTGACCCGTCTTGCTGGCATCGGGGTTCTAGCGTCGGTTGACGTGGCTCCTTGTCTAAACGGAGAGCCACCCGTGGTCGAGATCATCGGCAAGGTGGGCGACGTGGGCTTCCAGAAGCCCTTTGACCATGAGCGCAAACAATACGAGGTCAACAAGGCCAACGATCGCGGAGAGGACTTCCTTGGTCAGAGCGGAGAGGCCGACGCCAGCAAGGCTAAGAAGCGTAATCGCAATGGATAGAGTCCCGCCAACGCCTTCAACTTATGGGACGGGGTACGCATACTTCTGTCACAGGTGTGATGTTATAGCGGGCAGCTTTATGCAAGAGGAAGGCGACCACGCTCACTGCGCGTACTGTGGAGTCCGTCCCTTTGTGTTCAAGGGTGGTCGTATGACTCATTCGCAGTGGACGGACTTCTGTGATCGATTCTTCGAGCACTACGGAGAGAAGCGCAACAGGTATGAGCGGATTCGATCTACTTAGTCAGATCGACCAGAACCTATCGCTTCGAAAGGTTGGAATCGAGGAGTTCTGCGAGAGCGACGAGTTCTGCGGAAAACTCCTTTACCCGCGCCAGAAGCTTCTTCTCAAGATCATCTTCCTGGAGGAATTGACTGGTCGCGAGGAGGACATCCTTCAGTACTGGATTGACGGTGGTCGTAACGGCGAGATCCTGATCTCTCCGTACATCCGCGAGCGGATGCAGTGGTGTCGCGAGCGTAACTACAAGCACTTCCGCGAGGTTGTCCTTGTCGGAGGCCGTCGAGCCTCGAAGGGCTTTGTTACCGGCATGGCGCTGGCCAAGAAGCTCTACGACACCATGATTCTCCAGGATCCTGGCAAGCACTATCGCATCGACCCCGACAAGGAGATCTACTTCTCCTGTGTCGCTGCGTCTCAGGATCAGGCTAAGAAGTATCAGTACGCCGACTTCTCCTCCGCAGTTGGTGGCTGTGTCGCCATGCAGAACTACATCACCAAGCTTCAGGAGCTTGAGTTCTCTGTCGCGACCGAGGCCGACAAGGCGAAGATTGCAGCAGCGCGTGCAGCCGGGGTGAAGATCGGGCGCGACATCTCAAAGCTCCGTGGAGCAGCCTTCGCCGCTAACGCTTCCACCATCCGAGGATCGGCCACCATCGCCCTGGTCATGGACGAGATGGCCCACATGCAGCAAGAGGGCGAGTCTGCGGCTACCGCCGATCAGGTCTACGAAGCTGCCATCCCGGCACTTGCGCAGTTCGGTAAGGACGCAATTGTCTTCTGCAACTCTTCGCCCTACACGAAGCTAGGGAAGTTCTACGAGCGCTATCAGGCCGCGCTACGTGACGATGAGGAGAACCCCGGTAAGCCGGGAGCGCCGAACTCCTTTGCCTTCCAGTACCCCTCATGGGCGCTCTTCGAGGGCTGGCAGGAGGATCCTCAGCATCGCTTCAGCAAGTGCATCACCGTCTCGCCGGATTGGGACGTTGAGCAGAAGACGGAGCAGGGCGAGTACTACCACTCCGAAGAAGACCGAGAGGCCATCGAACAGGCCCGTCGAGAGGAACAACAGAACCCCGACACCTACAAGGTCGAGCGCCGTGCTCAGTTCGCGGAAGTCCTAGAGGCTTATCTGCGCCCCGAGATGGTGGATCGCTGCTTTGCCGGTCGCCCGATGCCTGATGGCGAGTTCGTCCCGATCAAGTCGAACTTCGATTCGGCGCAGTGGATGCATCGCTACAAGATCCACATCGACCCATCATCGACCACCGCTGGATTCGGTTTCGCCATGGGTCATACCGAGGAGCTTGAAGACCAGTTCGGCAACACGGCCACGCACGTGGTCTTCGACATCGTAAAACGCTGGAACCCGAAGGACTACGCGGATGGCGTCATCGATTGGGAGGTCGTAATCCAGGAGGTCTTCGGATACGTCAACAGCTTCCGTCCCTACGAGGTCACGTTCGACCAGTTCAACTCAGCCGCCCCGATCCAGTTCCTTAACCGTATCTGTCGTGAGCACAATCTTGACACCCGTATTTACGAGAAGACGGCAACCTCGCAGACTAACTGGAACCGCGCTGAGATCTTCCGTACCGCTCTATATCAGGGACTCGTTCACGCTCCCTATGACACCGCCGATGATGAGTATGCGGCAATGGAGTTGAAGTACCTTCAGCAGATCAACACTTCCGGTAAGTTCCCTCGCATCGACAAGCAAGACATTGGTCCTGTGCAGACGAAGGACATGGCGGACTGCATGATGGAAGTCGTGGAGTCTCTGATCGGCAATAAGATCACGCGCCAGAACCGTGACTACATCGGCGGGATGCCGATGGCCCTGGGTGCCATGGGTGGATTCGCGCTAGGCGGGATTCATTCGCGAGGTCGGGCGGACACCAAGGATTTCGCTGCGGCTGGCGGAACTCAGCGCATTGGAGAGCAGAAGGTTCAGGGCGCACGTGAGAGGTTGAACGCCTTGAACGATCCGGCCCGCCGTTCTACCTGGGGCACGCGAAGACGTTTCCGTTAGGGGCTTCAAAAAGCGAACGGGCTACAAGTAATGTGTAGCCATGAGCGATTCACCCACATTTGTATTCCAGAACGGGCGAGTGTTTGCTATCGTAGCTGGTAAGGTTGTAGCCGAAGCCGCTGATGTTGAAAGCGTGGAAGCTATCCTAACGACTCCAGAGGAAAAGGTGGCAAAGGCTCCAACACATATCGTTACCCCGAATGGTCTAAAGGGCCAGATCCTTGGTCGCGTCAATGACATGTGGGGCGAGGAGATCACCGTTCGTTTCGAGAACGGTCGTATTTCTCACTACCACACCGCATCCCTTGAGGAGGATGGCACGGAATTCGTGACCGAAGAGGCAGAGGCTCCCGAGAGCAAGTCTGCCGCTCTTGAGGCACGTCTGGACGAGAACTTCGCTGGGGACAAGGAATCGCTCAAGGAGCGTTTGACGGAGCTTGCAGCTATTCAGCGCGAGGCAGCCGTCGCCGTCCCTAGCTCTCCCTATGAGGAGCAGCAGAAGCTTGACGGCATCGTCGCCATGGCTCGTAGCGAGGCCGAGGAGATCAAGGAAGTTCTCGCCGCTTACGACGACCAGGAGCACTTCGAGGCTCCCGCTCCATTCATGCTTCACGCCACCGAGCAGGCTGACCTTGGCGGTCACGATTCGACATGGCTAGATCAGACGCTAGGCGAGATGATCGCAGAGGCCGAGGCCGTTGACTTCAACGCGCTTATGGATGAGGGTCCAGAGCGTCTCTTGGCTGATACCGATAGCGCCGTACTCGCTGACGCTGGTGCTACTCGCCAGTTGGCTTCTACCTTCGTTCGCTCAAAGGTTGCAGGTATTGAGGAAGAGTCGGTCCGCGAGTACGAGAAGGCGTTCCTAGCTCGCGTCGAACAGGTTCGTCGCCAGGAGCTTTACAACCGTAAGGAGACATCCGCAAAGGAGGCGAAGACGGCTTCGGAAGAGGACTACAACGGTCCCGACGAAGCACTCTTCCTGTAGACCATGACCGGAGTATTCGAAGTACTAGCAGGCGACAACTTTGAAGAGCGCCGCAACAACCGTAAGGCCGTAGCAGTCGCCAACCGTCGCGCTCACACGCGCTTTGCTGGCTTCCTCTCTACCGCCGCTGACAAGGACGACTTCGAGGCTCGTCTGGATCTCATCGACACCGACCTACAGCGCGTTGTCGGAGAGGTTGCAGACGAATTCGAGGTCGCTGTCGATCCGGTCTTTTCCACTGTCCGCCAGCAGCTAGTCGCTGCCGGTGGATTCTGCGATGACTGCCGCAAGTGGAAGTCTGGCCCGAAGGCCGGTTGCACTTGCCACACGGAAAACCTAGATGAGGACAATGGCGCTCCGGAAGAGAAGACATCTTCTTATCCTGAGTATGGTTTCGGAGGTAACGCAACCAACGCCGCTCCGGATGGCTGGCCCGTAGATCGCACTCACGCTGCCCCATCGATTGCTCCTCCAGGATACGGCGGTCAGGGCCAGACATGCCCCGACTGCGGTAGCCCGATGCAGAACGGTATGTGCCCTAACTGCGGCGCAAAGTACGCTTCTGACAACACCGGCCTAGCTGACGCTCCATCGCCCAAGATGGACAAGAAGCGCTGGAAGCCGAACGCGCTCAACGACGAGGGCAACCTTAAGCCCATCGACACCGATGGCGATAGTCGTTGGAAGACCGAGCAGCAGGACATCACTCAGTCGGCTGACCACACCAAGGACTTCCTAGAGCAGACAGACTCGGTTGCTAAGCACAACCAGGACGTTGAGAAGGAGTGGAGCGGCGACCTTCTCCACACCGACACCTGGAGCGGCACTGAGGGTCAGGCTGATCCCGTCACTTCAGAGCACCAATCTTCGGTTCGCACGGCCAACCAGGAGGTCCCAACGACCTGGAGCCAGTGGGGAATGCACGCAGGCGTTCACGCCCCTCTTACCGAGCTAAATCAGGCTTGCCAAGCTCTTGGCGGTCAGCTAACGATCAACGGTCAGCCCTACGATCAGGCCGCTGGCGAGCTAATGGCTCAGGGCCAGGGTCTAGCAGGCCAGAGCGTGACGGTCGGTGCTCCGCACCCGGTTATCGCAAAGGGTGCTTCCTACATCATCCAGACTGGCGCTGACCAGGGACCGGATGGTGCCCCAATCTCCAAGAAGATCGTCAACGCGATCGTTCAGCAGCAGCAGGGCGGACAGGCCGCTCCTGCCCAGGCACCTGCTCCTCAGCAGGCGATGTCAGCCGTGGATCCGGACAAGAACCCGATCCGCGACATCCTTGAGTCGAACTACGATGGCTTCATCCCTACCGCTGAGGTAGATGCAGCCATCACGGCTCACCGTTCAAAGTCCGAGTAAGGAGTACCAAAGTGGAGTTTCCTCCTAACCTGCGCATCGCTGACGCTTGCGGTGGCTGCCATCATTTCGATGAGGAAGAGGGTCTGTGCGATCTCTTCCAGACCGAGGTCGCACACAACGAAGTGTGTGACGCCTTCGAGGCTAGCGAAGACGAGTAAGGCGCGGTTTTCCGCGCCTTCGGCCATCTAATACCTGATGGACTTCAATACTTCCAGCCTCGACGCAGAGGTACGCAAGCTCCAGAAGAGCGGCATCGTTCTTCCTCGCAATCCGCAGCGTGCGCTAGCTGACGCTCGCGAGTATCGCAGCATGATCTCTTCCGCTTCCGCTAAGGGAGGCGAAGCTGCGAAGATCGAGGAGAACAACCGCCTCATCGCGGCAATGGGTCGTCAACGCAAGATGACGGCTGATCGTCGTCGCATGGGTTCGACAGGAGCGGGCGGTAGTGATGTATGGGCAGCCCTGCCCCGCTTCTACGACCCGATGGAGTATTGGGATCTCTCCGGTCTACCGTGGAACATGGCCGACGAGGGCCACCGCCACAAGCTCCACAAGTGGCTACGCCTCTTCTACGCCACCCACTATCTCGTCCCGATCCTTATCGACATCTTCACGCGCTTCCCGCTCGTCGGTATGGAGCTTTACTGCAAGGACGACAAGCTCTCCGAGGCTTACGAAGACATGTTCTTCAACAAGCTCGACTACCCGAACTTCTTCGTGTCGATGGGTCGCGAGTTCTGGACGGTTGGTGAGGCATTCGCGCTTGGGTCCTTCAACGAAGGTCTAGGAACCTGGGAGCGCGAGGAGCTACTGAATCCTGAGGATGTCATCATCAAGAACATCCCGATCCTGGGAAGCCAGCAGATGCTTCTCAATCCGCCAGCCCACCTACGTAAGCTGGCTCAGGAGAAGTCTCCCGCCAAGGAGTACAAGCAGCTAGAGATCAACTTCCCCGAGTTGATCCCTTACCTCCTCAAGAACGAGCATATCCCGATCTCCGACGTGCTCCTGCGTCAGGTGGCCAATAAGCTCACCGATTGGGATGACCACGGCACACCGATCCTTCTACGCGGTCTGCGCACGCTCATGCACGAAGAGAAGCTTCTGGCTTCTCAGGACGCTATCGCAGAGCGTCTCTACAGCCCGCTCATTCTCGCCAAGCTAGGAGCGATGGACCTTGGCGACGGCCAGGGGGCCTACATCCCGACGCCCGAGGAGCTTGAGTCAGTCCGCGACGACATGGATATCGCGCTGTCGTCGGACTTCCGCCTAATGGTCCACCACTTCGCGTTGGACATTGAAAACGTCTTCGGTCGTGAGCAGATGCCGCGCCTCGATACCGACTTCGATCGCGTTGAGCGTCGTCTCATGCAGATCTTCGGTGTCAACCCGCAGCTACTTGGTGCGGGCGCTGCGACACAGCCTTATGCATCCTCTGCCCTCCAGGCCGAGTTCCTCAACCAGATCCTCCGTACCTTCCAGGACTATCTGAAGCAGCACTTCAAGGATCGTGCTCTAGTCGTGGCCGAGGCTCAGGGTCACTACGACTACGAGATGCGCGGGACCACGAAGGTGCCGATCATGGAAGAGGTTCTCATCTACGACGAGGAGGGTGAGGCCCACATCGAGAAGCGTAAGAAGCTTCTGGTGCCGGAACTTCAGTTCCAGACCCTCGACCTTCGCGACGAGGCAACCGAGCGTCAGTTCCTCCAGAGTCTCCGCGCAATGGGTGTGCCGATCTCAGATCAGCGCCTCATGGTCGGCGTCCACTTCGACGTTACCGACGAGGAAGACGACTACAACGAGGAGCTTGTCCGCAAGACGATCAAGCAGCAGGAGGCCAAGGTCAAGACCTACAAGATCCTCAAGACGCGCAACCTGCCGATCCCGCCCGATCTCAAGGCCGAGGTCGAGTCTGTTCTTGCTCCTCCGGGTCAGATGACGCCACCCGTAGACGCTGGACCTACGCCCGCCGAGGGTGGTCCCGGTGGTCCATCCGGAGGTCCAGGCGAAGCAATCGTCATGCCTTCTCCCCCGGCTGGTCTTGGTGGAGGGCTAGGACCGACATCTGGTCCGCCCGTTCCCGGTGGTGGACCGCCTCCTGTGACTCCAGGTGGCGCTACAGGCCCGCAGGGAGGTTCAACCGCCCCGCCAGTCTCCATGGAGCGTCGTCCCGGTATGCCGCGTCCTGCCGCCGTTGAGGCTTCGACAGAAGTGCCGACAGAGGAAGTGCCAGAAGAGATTTTGGTGAAACTTCCGCGCTCTCACTGGTCAACACTTGACACTAAGGAAGAGGATAAGGATACTAAGGTATCGTCCAAGGAGCTTGACAAACCTAAAAAGAGGTATAGCATTCTTGACGACGATGTAGTTCCACTTACCCTAAACAAGGAAGAGAATGAGTCAGAGTCAACAGAGTCCTCTTGAAGCTCATAGAGGGCAGATTGAGGAACTGTTTGCGACGGGCGCATCATCGGCACTAATCGCTGCCACGCTGCATCCGACTGTCCAGACCAGCGCACGAAGCGTAGATCGCGCCTTGACCCGCTGGGGGCTTGTAAAGGGACGGCGACCACACGCACGCAAGGGCAGAACACAGCGCCCAACTCACGCCGCGCCCAACTTTACGGTGAAGGACAATGACTGCGAGATTACGACTCCGGTCAGCAA